TTTTTTATTCATACTATTTTTCCTCCTAAAATTGAAATTTCCCTTGCACTAGGCATGTTTCTTTCTCCCTCTCTTCTTAAACAATAAACACCCTATATTGATTCATTGTATTGCCATCTTTCACATTGGCTACATCTATCGTCCATTCTCACACCTCAATCCCTTGTGGAAATACATCTCTGTACCTCTCTTCGTTTTCACATAGTCGTAATCTCCAAAAATTTCCCTTCCGCATAAAGCACATGTTTTTACTTCTGCCTGCTTTTTCTGCTTGTTTTTTTTCATTACATCCTCTTTTCCAAGTATTTTGAATGCATCGCATTTACTACCTTCGCCAGCTCCCAATTAATGCCCTCGCACACACTGTTCATTAAGATACTGTCTTTATTCTGTGTAAGTAATTGCTGGCATCTTTCCGAATACGCTTCAATATCGTGATCATTCGTATACTGCCTGAATGACTTCGCGCATGCATTGTATAGTGTTTTCACACGCTCATCTAACTCTTCTATATTCACATTCATCCACCTTTCGTTACAGAAGATACAAAAATCTTATTCTAGTTACATTTTTTTGTATCCGCTGAATCCCTTGTATTTACTGCGTTTGTAAGCGTTTTTACATCTCGGTTACAAAGTTACAAGCACTTTTCCTATATAGAACACCCTCAGTGTATGGATTTCATTCGCACTTTTTCTCTAATATATAGTGTAAAAAAGTCGTGTAACTCGTGTAACTTGTAACCTCTTATTTAAACGGCAGCTCTTCCTGTCCCTCGTCAACAGGCTTAAATCCGTCATTATCCATGCTTTCATCTATCTTCAGCCACACGCATCTCGCAGCCGTTCCATTGATTTTTTTAACCTTCGTCTGCTGTCCTCCCTGTGTCTGAATCAGGCATTTCTTATCTGCCCATGACAAGAACGATTTTTTTGAAAATCCACCATCCCTGCATATTTGATCGAATGCGGAGTTATAAAAAATAGCATATCCATTGTCTATCACTCCCCATTTCTCACAATTTGTCACAGTATCAAAGCGCTGATTGTTCATTGCAACTTTATCTTGTATGAAATGATAGCATCTTTCGTTGTCTGAAAGCTCATTTCGGTCTATCAGAACCTTTTTCGCGTCTTCTATAGAAATGTATTGTCCGTCCTCAAAAATGTATTCTGTGGCAATTTTATCCGCCGTAAGGACAATTGCGAGTGACAGGCTTTGTTTCTGCATTTTGTCGGTATTAAACAGCTTCTTTTGAAACTCTGCTTGTATTTCCCTAATGCGGTCTACTCCAAGATTCCTGATAATATCAATGAATCTCTTGCCTGCAAACCCATAATTTTTCTTTACAATGTCAGCCGTTTTCTGTGGATTTTCATATACTTTTTCCCCACACTCTACCTCAAGGATCCTGTTGATTGCACCGCCTTGATTGACATAACTGTTCAAAGGTCGCTCACCATTGCAGATCATGACATTTTTCCATCGGTTCTCCCGATTAATTCCAAGGTCCTTATTGGAACGACTCTTTCCTTTTCCTGAACAGAGATCGTAAACAATTCCTTCAAAATTTTCCCGAATTCCCGCCGATGTTTTACTTGTATCATCTAAAAACATTGGCAAATGGTTCAGCATATCTGCCTTTGCTTCCAATGCAACGCCCGTTGCCTTAAAATCTCCTATGTATCGACTCTCATCTGGATTCGCCCAAACAGAAGCCGCTACCATTAATGACACTGTCTTTCCACCCTCTGTCTCGCCCCATAAGTCTACAAAAAACGGAAGTCCTCCAAGTAGATGCACTAGAACACTTGCGAAAGATGCTGCAAGTAAAAATTTCATTTCTATTCTTCCACTCTTGCGAAGCTCTTTTACATGATCCATCCATACTTTATAACTTCCATACTCCGAAATACTCTCAAACGTCTGTTTAAATTTCGAATCTCCATCAAAAATAATGTCTGTGTCATACGGAATGAATTCATCTTCTATCCAACCAAGCTTGCTGGTTGAATACTGTACATCTATGTAATCATCGTTTCCGTTTTCAACGTCTGCGAGATATTTTACGAGTAGCTTTGCATTTTCCGAGGTGACCGCAATTCCACGCCCTGACAATGCTACAATTTTACTTGCCGATGTGATCATAATTTTGGGAACTACGATTTCGTTCCATCTGCCGTTCCTTTTGTATGCAAGCTTTATCTGCTCTTCTCCTGTTTCAAGATTTTTTAACCGCTCTACTGGGAGAATTGGGTGATAACACGCCACTTCTTCGATCCCACCGGATGTCTGAGCATAAATTCCGGTATCATTTGCAATCCAACCGCCGCAAAACATGTTGTCGTACTTACCTGAAAAATTTGTGAAATTGTCAAGAGAGCACACCGCTCTTGTCTCTTTTTCTTGACGCTTCATCTCTCGATCTGCCTGATTATACCCCTTTATCATCTCATCGAAATCGGATTTAACACCAAGCACTTTCGCCCTTCTTCCAAGCTGAACTTTTCTCTTTGAGCGTTCAATTGGGTCTTCAATTTCATACAGTTCAATAAAAACCTCATCATCCAAAATGGAATCTGCATCCAGCTCATTCAATTCCTTCACGTTATCACCTCTTCTCCGTTTAATAATTCATGCACATACAATTGATACTGCAAGGCATTACAACAATCGCACCACACGTCACTGTAGGGCTCTGATTTGTTCATATAATCCCTATAAACATCAATCAGCATATTGTTGAGTTCTTTTCTTCTTCTCAATTTTTCCTTAGCTTTTTCGCGTTGTTCTGCTTGCTTCTTTGCTTTGTAAACCGACAACCTTGAATGAAAAGTAGGTTGTTCATAAGTTCCGCCAAGACTATAAAACGCCGTCTTAAAATCACAATGATCCATCCGTTGTACGAATGAGAAAATATCTCCACTTGCTCCGCAGCCAAAACAATGATACGAATCTTTATAGATTTTCATAGACGGTTCTCGGTCTCCTTCATGAAATGGACAGGGAATAAACCCCGCCCTGTTTACCCGAAAACCATAACTCTCCACTACATTCCTCATGTTATGTGATTGCTTTACTTCGTCCTTATTCATACCGTTTCTCCGAGTAGTTCAATGATTTTCTTTCCGGTATCCTTTTTCTCGCAAAATTCAAACCGGACATTATATCGGTCCCGGATTGTACAAAGAGATTTGTATAATTGATTCCCGTCCACCGCCTTGGCAGAGACAATATATTTCTCTCTCTTTCCATTCACTACTCTCCACCGGACTTCATGCTTTCGTGGATTCTTCCAAAAATACACATCTTCAAGACTCTTTATATCTGGTCCGTGTTCAATTAAAATAATAATCTGTATTCCGGCTTCCATTGCCTTTAGCAGCTCTCTCTTGAATCTTTCATGCTGCTGGCATACATTCCCGCATAACTCCTGCAGGTTTTGTTTCCTATCGATAATCAGCCGGGGATTGTCCAAAGACATGTAATCCCCAACGTATAACTTCGATGAAACATATTGTATATTTCGTTCATCAAATCCTTTTAAAATTTTCCTGATTGCTCGTTGCTTTTCGCGAGTGTCCACCATTATTAGCATACAATCACCTCATTTAACTTATTTTCAAGTCTGTGGCTTTTAATAAAATCATTACGCATTTTGACAGCCTCTTTAATATCTTCGCTGTATCCGGTGTAAAGATCTTTATTGTTTACTTTTACGTTTCCATACCACCCGATTCCGGAAGAATGCCTTTTAATCCCGATATATCCACTTGTGTTTTTGTACGTCGAATTTTTGTTTATGTTTTGCACTCTCTTGGTTACCCATCTGCAATTATCTGGAGAATAATTCTTATCGTTATCAATTCTATCAATGCTTAACTCGTTGGCGTATCCATTTTCGTTTGCCCATTTGGAAAAGTTTCTAAATCCTTCTTCTCCAAGCCATTCATTGCATACACTAATTCCTCTTGCCCCATAATATTTATAATTGCAACAATTTTGGTTGTAACAACGACTTTTCATATCCATCCATTTACGATACAATTTTGTTTTTGAAAGCCCTCTGTTATTTCTATTATCTCCCAATCAGAACGCCTCCTAACTAAATGGCAACTGTTCATCAATTCCGTCCGGAATATTCATGAATCCATCTCCTGCAGGTGTAGCACTTGGATGATATCCATTCATACGGTTTTTATAAGCTTGTGTTTCTGACATATCAGGCACCTGCGCATCATTCACCTTGTCTGTAGATATAAACCATCTTAGAACTCGTTTTTCAATTTCTTTGCCATTGTAATAATCCATCTGCGGTCCAAATACGCCACCAATTACCTTATTCTTAAACTGCTGTTCAAAGTTGTCTCCCCACTGTACTTCCATCTTGTTGGAATGCTCCACGCAAGTGATAAATGTTTTGAATGATCTGCTGCAGTTTCCTTCAGCGTCTTCTGTTAAGATGTATTGAGTTGCCTGATTCGGCCATTTCTTTTCCGGTCTGATATCGTCCCTGAATGCTTTTTCAAAATATCCCGGTTGCTTATCATTCTTTGCAAAATCGAAAGATACTTTAATCATATCTTTTCCGTTCTTGGACTTCATTTCCGACACTTCCTTGATCACAAGATAGTGACCTCCAAACTCTACTGGAGTGAATTCTCCCTGTGCTTGTGTGTTTTCAAAATTGTTAGGTTTCTGCATATTAAAATTCCTCCAATGCTTTAATTACTTCTACGATGTCGTTGTCAATCTCCATCTGCTCAAATGCTCCAAGTGGAGATTTTGCCGTGCTGTTATTCGCTTGCGTCTCAAATTTATATTGTCCATCCACGCATTTGCTCAAAAGGACGGTCGTAAATTTGCTTTCAAGCACAATCTTGTCCAACTTTTTGCCGGATGTCTTAATACGAGTAAACATATAACCATTCTCGTCATGATCTGTTTGGGTGTGAGCAGTAAAGACAATTGTTAAGTCGTCTCTGTATGTGTAACACTCGCACACCAAGTCCCACACGCATGCAGCTAGATCAACCCACTTGTCATACCCCTTTTCCTTGCTTCTTCGCATCTCGTCAGCAACCATAAGACCATTGATTGTATCTACTACAATTACTTTTATACTTGGGCAACTTTCTGCAATTTTCTTGATGAACTGACGGACAATATATGCATCATCTGTCGCTTTGTAATTTTTATTTTCTGTATTATATTGATTTCTCCAACCTTTCCAAGACAATCCCTTGCAATCTGCATCTATGTAAAATGTTGTCTTTGGATCTAAATTTCTCATACTTGTTGTTTTGCCGGATCCTGATTCCCCGGCAATGCAAATCACCTTGCTCATTTATGATTCCTCCTTGTCATAAACCACTCTGTCTACTGATTCTAAAATGATTAAACTTGCAATCTCTTTCATAGAGAGAGTGGATTCGTTGTAGATTTCCACCAAGGCGTTATAAGCCTGTGGAGTCAATCGGATGACCGCTTGCTCCTCTACCATTTTCTTCTTCCTTGCCGGAATATGTATCTTTCCATCACTCATTACACACACTCCATTTCCTGTTCTGCATCAAAGCAAAACATATTTTCAACTCTGCCCTTATGGCACCTTACCTCTGTTTTATTTCCTTTATTGATAACTTCATCAACTTCAAAGTTTACAAAATTGTCATAATCTCCGTATTCGATACGAATCACATCTCCAACAACTAATTCTTTCGCCTTCTTATTTTTCACCGTTTTCTCCTCCACTTCCTCTATTCCTAAAATCGCGAAAACCTCACTTATATTTATTTTTCCGGTTTCACAGCGCGCATTTGCATATCGTTCTACGGCACGGATAAGGGCAACTGCCTCTTCTGCCGGGATATCATCATTAAACTTGTACATCGCTTTCCCCTCTCTCTTTAAAACCGAACTTGACAAATCCATGCTCGTACGTTGCTTTCTCCTTGTCGTACTTCGATACATCAATCCCTCGTCTGTTCATCTCTTCCCATGCAAGGTCAAAGAGTTTTTCCTGATTCAAGCAGAGCCAAATCCCTTTCTTCTTATCCTCAGAATCATGGTCAGTTCCGTGCGAATTGAAAATCTGACTCGTATCATTTCTAAGCTGCTGATATACAATCAACGGAATTGTTACCGTTCCTTCTAATTGTTCCATTGACTTTCCCTCCAAAATCCTCTACAATTTAATTGTGTTTTTAAACTTGTGCCCGAAAAAGGTCTGCAAACCTTGGGCACTTTTTTAGAATCCCATTGTAGTTAAAAACGTAAGACATCTTCCAACCACCATTCCAAATCCAAATATCGTAGCCACAACTGCTATGATTGCATATATCTTGCAGCATAACTCGGCTTTCAGCTTGTCCTTCTTTTTCTGTCGTATCTTTTTCAGCATTGCTTGATTTCTCTTCTCTAACATCTCATTACGCTCAAGCAATTCATAATAAGATGTAATCTCCTCCTGAATCTCCTTCATCTGCTCCTCTGTTTTAATTTCTTCCATCTTTCCTTCTCCTTTTCTTTGCTCGATTTTTGTTGCGTTTGTATCTTAGATACTCTTTGTATGTCACTGCTTGTCCTCACCTCCTTACCGCCTAAGCGGTTTTGTCCTCTGTTTTCTTTTCGAGCGTGTAATCAATTTTCACACTCTCTTGCTCTTCTATTAGGGAAATGAGCACCCGTATGATTTTTTCCATATCTGGTTTCATTTTCTTCACCTCTCTAATATCTATGTGTTGCTGTTTGTACTTGTTGCGTTGTCCACCAAATTCTCCTATACTGTAATCACAGGACACCGCCATGTCCGAGTAATTATGAAAGGAGTTGTTGCTTATGACACAAATTCGTTTAGCTGTTGGGGACTATAATGGAGACATCGAAAAACGTCTTAAATATCTGTCCTCTGGCTCTGTATTTGAAATCTTGTCGGATTCTTTCATGCAGGAATATACGCACCATAAAAACTTCACCGATTTTTGCGAAGCAATCGGTTGCGACATGACTTCTCAAAGTGATTTGGATAAATTGCAAGATACCAACACGTTCGATGAAGCAATACATTCCAACTCAGTTTTTTCCTCTTGGAAAGAAATGCTTGAAACCGCATACCAAATACTTATCGATAAAAAATAATCTTGCGGCAGGACAATATTATTTCTTTTGTCCTGCTACCAATCTCACATCACATTCAGCATATTCATCTGTGATTTTTGTAAGTGTCAGATTTGCCTTTGCTGAATTTTCCGGCTCTTCATAAATGCCCCTCTCCGTGCTATTGGGTTTTTGGTTCTCTAGCATCGTATCATCTAAATGCTTTTCTTGATTTTCTGTATCTTGAATATCTGTAACAAGTATTCGAAAAGATTCTGTAATAAAATTTGTTA